GAGGTAGTTATTGAGTGCATATTCGGCCCATCGTATTGTAAGTTGTCCGGTGAGGGTAATGGCCTCTGCCACCCGCTGATCAAAAAACCTAAAATACTTATTGCCAAGAGCACCGTAAAGGGAATTAAGGAGTATCTTGATAGACATCTGTCTATTCTCTGCAATAGAGATTTCTTTCTCAATTCTGTATAATTCTTGTTTGTCATTTTTATCCACCTTCTGTAATTCTTTCTGTGCTTGAATCATGTTATCTTTTATACCAACACGTTCTTGATACATCTCGTCAATAATTAAAGGAATGATTCCAACCTTATCTGTATTGAATACCTGACCATTGGCTGCCAAAGCTTTACCATGATTGTCTGGTCTTTGAGATTTAGTTAGTACTGCTTCTATGTCAACCTTAGATACTTCGCCTTCAGCAATAGTTTCAGGTGACATATTATATTGCATAATAATAGAAGGGTATAGAGAGTTCAAGTCAAAGCTGACGAGGTTCTCGTGTATACCAACGTGTGGGTCTTTGACAAAACCACCAGGGTAAAATGTCTTGACCTTATCTTCTATGAAAGGTACAACAATTTTATTTTCATATAGCTTACGATATATGATAGTGTCCCATATTGCTGTTGTGCCAAATGTGTCATTATAGTTCACACCACCTTGATAGGCCATAGTCATACAAAGAGTAATCAATCCCATCTTATCTTCTATGCGATCAACCAACTCAACGTCTTTGATATTATAATCAATAAATTTTTGGAAGTTGTGTTTATATAATGTATGTAGTGAACCATATTCTTCATAGCTTAGTTTCTTTTCGCCAAGAACAACATGAGCAATATGATCTAACTTATAAGACTCTTGAGGCCCGTAGGAATAGCCAAACTTTTGAAATAAGTCTAAGTAATCTAGTTGAGCTATTCCTTTGAGCTCGTAAGAGGTTTGTGTTCTACCCATCTTTGTTACATCTTGTCTGTCGATCATACCCCAGGGACTCATTCTTTTCACATAAGATTCGCCTAGAAGTTTATGTACTCTATTCACAAGATATGGTATATCGAAGAACCTTGTATTCCAACCAGTGATAATGTCTGGTGTCATAGATGGTTGAGATATAAATGTAATGTAATTAATTAATAGATCAGCTTCTGTGTGATACCTATGATAAACAACTCTATGTGTTTTCATTAGAGATTTGTCTACGTCATAGTCGCCAAGACCCCACACATGATATGTGTTATCAATATTATTTTTAGTTGTTATTGATATTACAGGGTTCTCTGCTTTATCGGGCTCGGGAAAGCCATCATCGGACGCAACCTCGATGTCGATAGTAGTCACATTTACTTTGTTCCTATCGAATTCTATTTGACCTGGAAAATAGTCATTGATAAAGGTTGAGATATACCTGGTATTTCCAAAGATGTGGAGTCCGGCGGTTTGTTTGTTTTTCTGATACCATTCGTTTGCTGACCTCATAGAGTCAAATGGTATTTCAGCCACAGGTGTACCATCCAAAGCTTTCCAATTTGTAGGTCTGTTTGTACTGACATACAGCTTTGGTTCGTATTTAATCTTTTCTGTGATTCGTTTATTGTGGTCATATCCACGTAATAGTATCATATTACCATAACGCGAAACATTTGTATAGAACTTAGACATATAATATATTATAACACAGTTTGCAGTAAAAGTAAACTGTTTTTTTCATTTAAGGTTGGGGTGGTTTCCCACCCCGTGTTTTGTGTGTGCTCAGATTGTAGATAACCATATTAACATTGGTGCTGTGCCTAAGCAAATCAATCCAATCATTAATAATTCCAACGATTCCAATAGAGCCCTCACATAACTTTCTGACACCAAGGTCATTAAAAGTTTCATTTCATTTCTCCAGTAAATTATTTAATCTACTGAGTTTTCTCTAATATTATCAATTACCCTTTAAGGAACTGTTTTCTTGTTGATGCCCCAGCAGACCCTATTTGAATCTTCCTAGGACGCTGTTCCTCAGGAATCTCTACTCTAGCATAAACTACTAGTATACCATCCTGATAATCAGCACCGTCAATTACGCAATACTCCGAGAGGCGGAAGCTCTTCTCAAACTTGCGGGACGAGATACCTTTAAAAGCATATTCACGTTCATCTTCTGGTTTTTCAGCTCTGATCTTTAAGATACCGTCTTTCAACTCTATCTCAAAATCATCTTTGCCAAATCCTGCCACTGCTAACTCGATTAGGAATTTCTCCTCGTCGATTTTTACAATGTTATGTGGTGGATAGTTATTAGCTCCATTTCTAGCACTTGAGTGGATTCTTTCTAAATCTTCAAATATAGAATCAAAGCCTACGAATAACGAACGTGGTACGTTCAATGTATTTCTTACCATTTTAATTTCCTCCTATTAATAGCAAGGTTTTCGGGACCCGACCCATTCGGCATCCCTCATTTATTTATACAGGTTTACTCTTTAGTTTGAGTATTTCCTATATTATATTTCGGACATAGTTCCCATTGAGTTTTCTCTTTAAAAGGTATAACCTTTATCTGTCTCAATGGAGCACATTCCGACGCTAAACTTGGATTTACTATACTAACTAAACCCCAGTCAGCTAACAACGTAGCAATTGTATTTCTACGATGTATATCATTTTCTAATAGATTGCTTGGTTTGCCATCTAAAAGAAATAGTTCTTTGAAATGAACTATAAAGTATCTGCCTTGTTTGTGTAAGATATGACAAGACTGATATAGTTTTTGATCTTTACGTGATGCTACTCCTATTCGAGTTAGCGTTTCTCTTATCTTTAAAAAGTCGTCTGGTTCATTCAATGACACTTCCAACATGTCATGTGATGACCAATTAATTTGATTTTGTTCTTCCACCTTTATACATCCTTTGTTTTAACTCGTCAATTTCCTCATTACCAAATAAAGATAAAACGGCTTTAGCTTTTTCATTACTATAACCGTAATGTTGTTTGATGAGTTCAAGGTTTTCTATTTCAGTTGGTTTAAACCATTTGGAAAACCTATTTTTACTTCTAATTATATTTATAAAAAAATCAAACTGAAGACGGTTATCCAGGTGATGATACTTATTCATTTCATTTGCATAGAGTATCGTATCACCAAAGAAAGATAAAGCACGATTAATTATAAATGGATTATATTCTTTCTCTGCAATATCATCAACCATCACGTCTTTCTTTGTCTTATTGATTGCATTTACATAGTCAAATGGGTTCACTTCTTTTTCTCCCATGGTAAATAAACTCTTTTACCTGTTTTCTTTTCATGTGCTAAAACCGATGAGTACAAAGCAAACATTCCCATAAATGTTGTAAAGATAAATGCCATTATATAATCTATTATTTCCATTTTACACCTGCCATAACTTCAGTTAAACATGCCACCATGTTGAGTTCATGGTCTGCAACGAAACTGTCTTTGTATTGATAATCAGCCAGAATTAAAACTAACTGAGGGATTGATTGTGGGTCTACATATTCATTCATTGAATCGTATAGCTTTCTGAATATTGCTGTTGGTTCAATGTCTATGTTCTCAACAACCCATTTTCTCATGTTCTTAAAGTCTTTGATCTTTAGATAATTAACTAATGAATTAATAGATACATCAGACACATTAACCAGAATACCACTATCTATCTCACCACCTTGAGCATATCTTTGTAGCTCATTGAGTATTCTACGATAGTCTGGAAAGTATTTAATTATAAACTCTGATAATACTTTTGTATCATATTTAATGCCTTCATCATCAAGTATAAGCATAAGTCTAGCCATAAAGACTGAAGCCAATCTTTGCTTATCACCTTTTGGTATTGTAAAGTCTATAACAGAACATCTACTATGTAAGGGTTCAATAATTCTATTCTTGAAATTACATGTAAATATAAATCTGCAATTCTCACTGAATTCTTCCATAAACCCACGTAATGCAGGTTGGGTGGACTGCGGATTCAGATAATCAGCCTCATCTAAAATTACCAGCTTGTGCCCACCCGATAAAGAAACAGTTGATGCAAATTGTTTGATTTTATTTCTCAATGTATCAATGTTACCTTCTTCGGATCCATTAATTATAATATAATCTAAATCTAAATGTTTAGCTATTGCTTTTGCTACAGTGGTTTTACCTACACCAGCTGTACCAGTAAACAACATATTTTGTATCTCTCCATTCGTTAACATTTCACTAAATGTTTTATAGAGATTTGCGGGTAGTACAATATCGTCTAAATTAGTTGGTCTGTACTTTTCAACCCATAAAAATTCGTTTGTCATGCTGCGCTCCAATGTGTTAGTGATTCCCATTCAGTTACAGTTGATAATCTGAAACTTCTAAATGCATTCTTATCTAATGACCATACACAAAAGTGATCTGAGTCTGCATTCATCTTAATAGTAATCTTAACCTGATGAGCGTCCAGTATT